GTCTTCGGACACATCTCAATTATTATTGAGCGAACACTCTCACAAAATTGTACGGGTATTGTGACATCGAACGAAGAATAGTCGCCAGCTATATACTTGGGAGCATAAAGTTTTTGTGTGTAATGGCGATAAAAATCATCCCATTCACTGGAAAGAGGGTTTAAGCCGGACATTACAGAATTATATAGACGAGTTTCTTGAAAAAAAACAAGAATCATTAAAAGATACATTCTCGCATATATTAAGAAATCTAATGGACAAACTGAAAAAAGTCGAGTACGTCCTTCTTCTGCTTTCTTTAATGGTAAACGTTCATCCTTTAAACAATCTAACCATTGGATAGGTTGATGATTTTCACACCGTTTAAGAGATTTCAACAATAATGGAGTAGGCTCAAAAGGTTCATTAGGACTTTGTTGTTGCAGCAAATCTTTCTTTTCTATTCCACTAAGTACAAATGGCAATCCTGGTGATGTTTGAAAATTGACTGATTTTATGATACCAGGAATTCCATTTATTGCAGTTGATAAATCAACTTTTCGTATATGAGAAGGGTTAAAATCTTGTAAATTATTTATTAAATCCTTAGTCAAATACTTAAGAACATAGTCATCGACTACAACTTCTTCACGTTTATCTAGACGTGATAAAGCTACATCGACAGGCGATATTCTTATATTTTGCTCATTTACAAAAGGCCTTAAATGAGCAGGTTTTGTTGTCGGTTCGGTTATTAATCCCGAAATTACAGAGGGTACTATCTCTGTCTTGTTAGGCACAAAAGTATAGATTTCTGACTTTTCAATCTCTATCTCTTCTCTAACTACTGGTTTAGGCATGAAATGTTTCTTAACAACATCAAATAATGTCTGTGTCAAGATAACAAAAGAACTCGTAGTACCATTTCCTGCTAAATGCATTCCAATGATTCTACAAGTAAACGTATCTATCAAAAGGGGTCCACACAATCCTGAACGCGAAGGCAATGATGCTGAAATTCTCCTTGGTACTAAATAAACCTTATCCATATTCGCTTGTGCAATAGGCACGTTGGTCTGGAAATGCAAATCTGAACCAACTTCACACAATACATGATCATCTATGTTATAATTGGTAAAGGAGAGGCGCGCAAAATTATTACGCCAGGAATCAAATTTGATACCTGTCTCATCAGCTACAATACGCTTGGAAAGCTTTTTGAAATGAAGATGTGAAGTATTAAAGATTGTTGACA